TCAACTGCCACAACCCTGTATAATCTTTGATATGCCTTTAATATTTGGCTGTTATCCAGGTCAGGAACCTCAATAAGGTTAATATCCGGGGTGGTTTTAATCAAATCATAAAGCGGTTTGATCTGCTTTTCCAAGGCATTAAGAAATAAGGGTCTCATCTTCGCCCTGTAAGCTGCCCGCCTTCTATTGATTGTCGTCCACTTTCTCGGTTTCATTTTTTTGCCTTTAAATCTCAACTTCTCCGATATTGCTTTCCCTTGTTCTGGTTGTTTTAGAGAAGTTACGTTTTATGTTAAAAATTGCTGTCATTTTACTTTTTTTAAATATCCAGATTTGAAATGCCCTGTTTATAGGTGTTTCAGAGGTACGTTTTTCGTTTTTATCAAACTATTTTATTCAACTTCAACAGTTTCAGTTTTCGAATAAATCTATAAACTTTTTTCTCCAAACTCGAAACTTTCAAAAGTGAAAATTTTTTCTAAACTTTTTGTTCAAGAAAATACTTTCTAACTTTCGGAAAAATGTTTTATACTTTTTTTTCACTTTTCAACTTTCTGTTTTTTGTAAAATTCTTTTTTACTTTTTGAGAAAAATTAAAGTTTCCACTTTCCGAAAAAATCTTTTTCTTTTTTTGGAAAACCTCCAAAACTATTTTTCTGAAATAATTCTTTTTTGTTTTTTCCAAATTTACAAACTCTCAACTTCAATAAAAAACTCTGCCTGTTTTTGAAAAGCCGGATTTTGAATAGCCTATAAACAGGGGCTTGTAGAGGTACTACTTTCCGAAAATAGGGAGAAGTTGAGATTTTTGTCTATTTTCTGCAAAGTTTTTTCTTTTTTTGTAATATTCAAAGAACGTTTATTGTGTTGCAATTATTAACGTATTATTGATTAATGCTTGTAACTACTTGATTTCAACAAGTTTAACCTCATAAATTTTCTTCTTTGCCGTGTACTGACTGATATTGTCAGCATCAATAGCACTTGCACACTCAGCTATTTGCTTCTGCAATAAAGCTGTCACTTGCTTTTCCGTAAAGGCTTTTCCCTCTACAATTAGTTTTTCAGTTGGGGGAGTTTTTATGTCCCCAATTCCTACATTAACATTTTTTCCTTTTGTCATGATAATAAGTTTTTATACTACAATTCTAATTTAATTTCATTGTCATTATAAAATTCATTCGATTCATTCAGTGCTTTAGCGTCCTTACCTTCATCAACATCAAACCCTATTGGCATCATATTAGCACCAATACGCCTTATATCCATTGCAGGATCATCGCTTAGTTCATCACCCATCTTTTCCCTGAACTCATTCGGGCTGTAAGCACCAACACCAACACCAACAGCTAGCCATGCGGCTTTTTTTACTAAATCGGCCTGTAATGCCTCAATATTTGAATAGTCCGCCCTTAATACATAGTCCCCGTATGGCTTTATTAATTGAGTAAACCCTTCGCAGAAACTTGTTAAATCAGGTATAATACGGTTTGTATAAATTGCTTTTTCTGCTAATAGTTGACTTTGATAAGCTTTCGCCTTTATGTCATTAAATAGCTCCGCGGGACATTGCAAAAGGTTGCAAAATATACGTCTACCATGTTCGGACATGTTGATAACATCAAGTTCTTTTAAATTATCGTACCCGATTTTTGTATATGACAGCTTTCCAAGTGTGAATATTGGAACGGTCACGTTGTTTATTCCCTGGTATTTCTGCTTATATGTTTTCCTGAAATTAGCCTCTTGCTCCGTGGTCGTTTCGCCACCTTCGGATTCTTTACTAATGATTCCCGGCGGGTGTCCATAAGCGTACATTTTTGCAGTGACTTCATATCCTTTGTTTTGTGAATTGATTACATTCCTTGCCACCTTAATAGGTGACGTTCCCATGAAATTTGCCCCGCCTTCATATCTCAAAGTGGGGGCAAATCGTTCATGCCATACATTTGAGGCATCAATATTATAAGTTTGGTTAATATCCAGAACATATTTATCCACTGGTTTCCGCCACCCACCCGAGAGAATATCTACATTCTGGGCCGGCATCATTAACAAACCATCGTTATCAATTTTGCCCTTGTTTAACCCGGCTTCTAATTTTGGAGCATACACAATACTATTCCCGGTTATATAGTTAAACACGGCCCAAGTTACTTTAAATTCATTCCAGGTTTGAAAGTAATTTGGCTGCTTCATTAGCTTTTCGATCTCTGCATTTTCGGCGTCCACCTCTTCTCCTTTAACCAATTCTTTTAACTTGAGAGGAACGCTGGCAAACATGCCTCCAAGTTTCATAACAATACTGAATAAATCCGGGTTCCCTTCATAACCTTCTTTGACGTATTCTTTTACGTTGCTGTCATTTGTCAATGGCATCCCTGTACTCAAGGTTTCATATAAGGCCCGGTATAACTCGTTTTGTTTGCCTATTTCGGTCTCAATTCGTGCAATCTGTGTGCCTTGCTCTTTGAGTTCCTTTTGTCTTTTGGTTTGAAAATTAAATTTCATCGTATTATTTTTTAGATATTAAGCCCAGACATTGGTATTAATCTTTTGTTTCTGATACATAAAATAATATCTAAATGCATCAATTAAGTGATTAAATGCATCTATTGGAATACCCGCCTTTTTATCTGACCATAAATAGTTATTTAATTCTTTTACCAAATTAAACGATCCCTCAGTTACTATTAATTTGTAACCTAATAAGATTTTAATCCATTCATCAACTGTACCATTCTTCTTAACCGGCGCCACATTTAAAGGCATCGAAATAACAGAATCATTTGACTTTTTTTGCAAATCATTAATCATTCGCGGATCAGCAGAATCAGCAATAATTAAATTATTATGATTATCTATTGATTTTAAAACAGATTTCTTTAATTCATCTGTTGATTGCCCTGTTTTATACATTTTTTCATCTAAATATATTTCTTTTTTCTTTTCATTTATTGCCACCTTTATCATTGCATCAGGATCGGGATGATATCCAAAATCAAGGCCATATCCATAAGATAATGAATTATCAAATTCGCCAAATTCCCAATTTGTAAATATCTGACCTTCTAATATTCCAATTTCTCCCTCTCCGTAAACCTTAACCCAATTCTCAAATCCTTTTTTATCGTATTTTGACAATATTTTATTTCGCTCAACTTCACTCAAATAAGGGTTATCTCTCCATGTTGAATGAATGTAGGAATGTTTGAAATTTGGAATTACATCAGTATGTACCCAGAACTCCTGGGTTGGATTATAATCCATAATAGTACAAATTCTTGTGCGGGTATGGAGCTGGTCAAATATTTCGTATGTGATCTTTTTGTTGCACTCATTAATGAAAAGAATATCCCTTCTCGGCCCATGTACCTTAGCCAAGTTCCCTTCAATCCCGAAAAATTCAATTATTGAATGATTAATACTGTAAATAAAGTCTGATTTATTACAAATATCAGAGGGTTCCTCGCCAAAAGACAAAAGAATATTATCAAATTCCCTTATTGCTCCCATCTTTAAGTGAGGTAGTGCATAGCTACATACTGAAATGATAAGTTTTTCTTTAGAGTTTTTTGCAATCACGTACAATAATTGAAGTATTGACCATGTCTTGGATGATCCTGTACTACCTTGATTAATTATAAGGTCATACTTATCTCTATAAGCCCTTAAATTAGTCGAAAATATATCAGTTAAGTTTACTGGCATCTTGTAAAAAGTCTTTTAATTCTTTTGCATTCTCCTGTGAACTAACATTTATCTCTATCGGTTTGATTGATTCACCTTTTGTAGTATGATCAAGTTTTTGCACATTTATTCTTTCAAATTCTTCTTTAGTTGCTAATAACTTATATAGTGCTAATTGTAAAGTTGGGTTACCGCCATCATACCAAATTTTTCTAAGTGAAATTTTTATTTTTATTCGATTATCTTCAAGTGCCTTTTTTATATCTTCCGATTCTTCCAGTTTTCTTGCATAAAGCGTTGATTGTGAAAACGGTACAAAAGTCGACACCTCAGTAATCCAAATAAGTTTATATTTTTCAATTACTTCAAGGCACTGTTTAATCATATTTTCTTTTCGATAAGCCATTAATACATTGTAAATATACGATTATCTTTTAATGAAATAAATCCAATCTTTTGCTCTTTTAGCATATTTAATACTAATTCTTCAATTTTCTCATCAGATAAAAACAATCTAGGTTTAACTCCTATTATTGATTCAAATATTTTGCCATATAGTAATACTTGCCCGATTCCTCTCGCCTGATTAATTAATCTTTCACTTGGAGACTTATCTTTACTGTATTTACATTCAATGATAGTCATTGTTCCATCAATATGGGTTATAAGTATGTCAAATTTTACTCGTTTCTTCTTATACCCTATATCAAAATTTTGTTTTATTTTATGTATCTTTTCAAAACCCAATTTATAAACAATGTCATCAATATATTTCAGTAATTCATTTTGATACTCTTTTTCTATTCTGAATCTTGATGTATCTTCATTCCTGATTATTTCAGAAAGGATTATGTCATCCACTTTAATTGGATTTTCAGATAATTTCTCCTTCCAATCTATATTTATTTTTTTCTGTAACATAATTTTTATCTATTTTTTCAAAGCCTTTCATTTCATCAAAAGTAGCCTTATTTATTCTCTCAACTTCTTTTATCCATTGATTAGAAAAATTAAATAATCCTTTTTCATTATCAATCA